TGCCGCTCAAGGAAGATCATTGAGAGGTGGTTCTAAATTAAGATATGTTACAATAAAAGTTAAAGAAAATGCTCCCAAAATTTTTGGGTTGAATACCTGGAACGAAAATAAAACGACCTACATAGTCGAAGGTCCAATCGATTCCTTATTCGTAGAAAATTCTATTGCTATGGCTGGTGCTGATTTATCTGCGTATATGAAAATGTTTACTAATACTGATGTTGTATTCATATATGATAATGAAAGAAGAAATAAAGAAATCATTAAAAAGATGGACGGAATTATTTCAGACAACTATAAAATAGTTATCTGGCCTAAGCATGTTGTACAAAAAGACATTAATGATATGATTTTAAATGATGTAAATGTTATGGATATTATTGAAAAGAATACCTATCAAGGTTTAACTGCGAAAACAAAATTATTGGAATTTAAATTATGATAAGTGAGCAAGAAGTACATAAACATGGTTTTGTGAAATTATTAGAAGTGATGGGCACCGATGAAGAAGTCGAGAATGCCGCAAGAATTAGTTACGGAACTGGAACACGAAAAGTATCACAGACAACAAATCTAATTCGATATTTAATGAGACACAAACACACATCCCCATTTGAGATGTGTGAAGTGAAGTTTCATTTGAAACTGCCTATATTTGTGATGAGACAACTTGTTAGACATAGGACTGCTAACATAAACGAATATTCGGGTCGTTATTCTATAATGAGTGACGAATTTTATTTGCCTGCGGAAAAAGATGTACATGAACAATCAGAACAAAATAATCAAGGTCGAGGAAAAGAATTAGATGAAGGTAATAAACAACTTGTCCTTGGACGAATGTATGATGTTAATGAACATGCGAAAAGTTGTTATAGGCAAATTGTAGAACCCAACAATTTAGATGGATTTTATGAAGGGTTCAAGGGAATTGCTAGAGAACTAGCAAGAGTAATTTTACCAGTTTCAAATTATACAGAATGTATCTGGAAGATAGATTTAAATAACTTTTTTCACTTCTCTAAATTACGTATGGATTCTCATGCACAACAAGAGATTAGAGATTATGCCGTAGCAATGTATGAACTGGTTAAGCCTTTATTTCCTATATGTTGTGATGCATTTGAAGATTATGTCTTAAATGCAAGAACTTTTTCCGCTAAAGAAATGAAAATTATCAAAGATAATCTTAATGGAAGTTGGGTTATGTCGAAATATGGATTATCAGAACGAGAATCAAAAGAATTTTTAGAGAAATTAAAAGGAGTTTAAAATGCCTCTACCTACAGAGTATCAATCATTTATTCATTTATCAAGATATGCAAGATGGAATTATGATCTTAAAAGACGGGAAACATGGGAAGAAACAGTTGACAGATTAATAGGTTTTTTTAAGGATCATTTGGATTCTAAACACGATTTTAAACTTGATAATGGATTAGAGGCAGATTTGAGATCGGGTATTACTAATCTTGATATAATGCCATCTATGAGATGCTTAATGACTGCAGGAGAGGCCCTTAAAAAAGAAAACATTGCAGGATATAATTGTTCATATGTAAAGGTAGACAGTCCGAGATCGTTTGATGAAATTCTTTATGTTTTGATGAATGGAACAGGTGTAGGATTTTCAGTCGAAGAAGAATATGTTGCACAACTACCTGTTGTTGCTGAAGAATTTCATGAAACGGACACTACGATTGTTGTAGCAGATTCAAAATTGGGGTGGGCAAAAGCATATAAAGAGTTGCTTTCATTAGTATGGCAAGGACAAATACCTAAATGGGATTTGTCTGGTGTACGACCTGCAGGAGCCCCCCTTAAAACTTTTGGTGGAAGAGCATCAGGTCCTGAACCATTAGACGATCTTTTTCACTTTACCATAAATACTTTTCAGAACGCCTCAGGGCGAAAAATGAAACCAGTGGAGGCTCATGATATTGTCTGTAAAATTGCAGAAATTGTTGTTGTTGGCGGTGTTCGTAGGTCCGCTCTTATCAGCCTTAGTAATTTGGGTGATGAAACCATGCGACACGCAAAGTCTGGTCAGTGGTGGGAGTCAAACCCACAACGTGCCCTCGCAAATAATTCGGTTAACTATAAGGAAAAACCAGACGTTGGTACTTTCATGCGTGAGTGGCTTTCCCTCTACGATTCAAAATCTGGGGAAAGGGGAATCTATAACAGTATGTCGGCCAGAAGACAAGTTGAAAGATTAAACAATGAAGAAGAAACCAGAAGAGAACCTAGAGATGATTTTGGAACCAACCCATGTTCTGAAATCATTCTTAGAAGCAGAGAGTTCTGCAACCTTTCAGAAGTTGTGGTTCGAGGAGGGGACACTCCCGAATCTTTGGAAAAAAAAGTTAGAATTGCAACTATCCTTGGAACATTTCAATCAACCCTTACCACTTTCAAATATCTCTCAAGAGACTGGAAGAAAAATTGTGACGAAGAAAGACTCCTCGGAGTTTCCCTCACAGGAATAATGGATAATCCCTTAACGAATGGTAAGAAAAAGGGATTGGGAGATTTACTAGAAAATTTAAAAAATGTCGCAATCAAAACAAATAAAGAATGGGCAGAAAAACTCGGAATATCTCAGTCCGCCGCTATCACCTGTGTTAAACCTTCTGGTACAGTTAGCCAGTTGGTCGATAGTGCTAGTGGTATACATGCTCGTCATAATCCATATTATATTAGAACGGTTCGTGCGGATAATAAAGACCCCCTTTGTCGATTCATGAAAGAAGCAGGATTTCCTGCTGAAGCAGATGTGATGAAACCTAAGCACACAACTGTATTTTCTTTTCCTATGCAAAGTCCAAAAAATGCAGTATTTAGAACGGATATGACTGCAAAAGAACAATTGCAATTATGGAAACAATATCAAGAACATTGGTGTGAACACAAACCATCTGTAACTATTTCTGTCAAAGAGCATGAGTGGATGGAAGTTGGTTCTTGGGTATGGGATCATTTTGACAGTATTAGCGGTATTTCATTCTTACCTTTTAGTGATCATACATACAGACAAGCACCATACCAGGATTGCTCAAAACAAGAATATGAAGAAGCATTACAAGCAATGCCAAAGAATGTAGATTGGTCATTGCTTTCTAAATATGAAGAAAAAGATTTCACCTCTGGATCACAGGAATTGGCTTGTGCCGCTGATGGTGGATGCGAAGTAGTGGATTTATAATGTTAAAATATGAATTAGATTTCAATGAAGGAAATTATATAATCGGACATTTTACTATACCTGATTGTCCAGCATGTGATAAAGCAAAATCTTTAATGAAAAAGTATAAGAAACAATTTATGTTCATACAAGCAGATAAGAAATTATTTGGAAAAGTATTAAAGGTTTCAGGTAGTAAAATGGTTCCTCAGATTTTTATGGAGGGTGATCTATATACATCAGTTGATAAGTTGGAAGAACGGCTTCAAGACGAAGACACAGATGGCCATAACTGAATTTCATGAAATTGAGCAAGGACTGGAGCATTACAAGGCTCTTTTAGAGTGGGAACTAACAGTTCCCTCTCATCATTACAATGCGGTAAAAATTCAAGAATTAAGACAACAAATAAAATGTCTTAACGAAGAAAAAGATGAGTGGTTACGTTTACGTTTAAAAAAGGGTTAATGAAATATGGAAATTTCTGAAAATATTGATTGTACATTTTGTAACAAAGTGTATGAAGTTATTATTCATGAAGATGAAGATGAAAAAAGTGAAAGGGTTCAGTTTTGTTCTTACTGCGGTGAGATTATAGAACTGTCTGAAGAGGACGATGACAACTGGGACACCTGAATTACATGTAGGAATAGATTATTCATTAACAAGTCCAGCAATAACAGAATGTTTAGGTGAATGGAAATACGAAAATGTTAAGCATTATTGTATAGTACAAACAGATAAACAATTAGAAAAATGGCATTCTGCTCCTAATATACGAGTTTCAAAATATCCTAAATATAATACAGAGATGCAAAGATATTGTCAGTTAGCAGATTGGACAGTAAATAGCATTGTAAAATTTAACAATAGACCTAAAACAGTTTTTATAGAAGATTACGCCTACGCCGCCACTGGAAGAGTTTTTACCATTGGTGAGAATATGGCAATATTAAAATACTTTTTAACAGATTGGGGGATACGTTATCAGATGGTACCTCCAACAGTAATCAAAAAATACGCATCTGGTAAGGGAAACGCAAACAAAGAATTAATGCACGATTCTTTCATGTCTGATACAAGACGAAATCTCTCAGAAGAATTTCAAACCAAACACGACAAAAATCCTGTTTCAGACATAGTTGACTCTTATTGGGTTTGCAAATACGGATACGAACATGGCACAAATACCTGAAGAATATGCTAATTTTGATTTTGGTTTTTCGGCAGTAGATGATGAAGAATATAAATCAAAAACCACAGACTTAGATCAAAAAATTGAACAAGTAACAAAACAAGCGGAATCACAAGACTTTTCAAATTTAGAAAAGAAAATAGATTCTGCTATAAAAGAAATTGGTTATAAAAAAGATTATCTTGAAGAAAAATATGTGAAAGACATGCAGGAAGTAGAAAAATTAGTTCTACCTGTCTTGTATAATTTAATGAAAAACCCAGAAAAAGACTACATATATTGGCCAAATCGTGAAGAAATAATTACAAAACAAATTAACAAAATAAAGGATGTTACACAAGATTTATCTAAATAGTTTTAGTTGATGATACTGTAGAGTAGCATTTAAGACGGCGGTTCGATTCCGCCCACCTCCACCAGGAGTCACATGAACGATACACAAAATATGATCATGTGGGTTCTCCTTTTAACTTGCGTGATTGGTGGTTATTTTTTACTTGAAGCAATATTATTGTGACCCGTGTTGGGGGTGTTTTAGGAATTCGATTGGATGTGATTATGCAGAGGAGACCATCTTGACAGATGTAAAATGTCATTTAAACTTAATCGCAAATAATGCTGATTATACTCCAGCACAAGTGGCTCTTGCCGCTTAATTGCTGACGGGTTTGGGTTGGCCTTGGAACAGAATCAACCCATTAACTTAACACACACAATAACACACACACGAGGAGAAATTATGTCAAATCCATACGAACTTAGATTTAAAATTCTTGAAATGGCTCAAGGTTATCTTGCTGATCAGGTTGCTAGGTCTGAAAATATGATGTTTCAGGCATGGGAACACGCAAAAGAAACTGGTGATGCTAATATGGAGTTATGGAAAAGGCTTCAACCAGAAACTTATTCTATAGATGATATTAAGAAAAAGGCTTCTGAACTTTATGAGTTTGTAGAGAAGAAGTAAGGACAATCCTTCTGGGTGATTTCTTATAAGAAATTGCCCAGTCATATTTTGATAAAGAAAGAAACATATGGCATATTCAAAAGAGGTAATAGACCACTATGAAAAACCACGGAATGTGGGTAGTTTTGATTCCACTGATACTAACATTGGCACTGGTCTTGTGGGAGCGCCTGAGTGTGGTGATGTAATGAAATTGCAAATTAAAGTTGGTGAAGGTGATAAAATTGTAGATGCTAAATTCAAAACATTTGGATGTGGATCTGCAATAGCGGCATCTTCTTTAGCAACTGAATGGGTAAAAGATATGAGCATTGATGATGCAATGACCGTTCAAAATACAGAAATAGTAGAGCAATTATCATTACCACCAGTAAAAATTCATTGTTCTGTTTTAGCAGAAGATGCAATTAAGGCGGCTATAAAGGATTATAAAGCAAAACAATCGGCGTGATAGAATTAACTGAAAAAAGTGCTAATAAAATAAGAGAAGTATTATCCGAACAAGGTGTTACAGAAGATGTTTCATTGCGTGTTGGTATTAAAGCAGGCGGTTGTTCGGGTTTTACTTATGTTCTTGACTTAGATTCAAGACCAACCAAATTTGATAAGTTTTTTGAATCTTTTGGTGTTGGAATATTATGCGATAAAAAGAGTTTGCTTTATATTAAAGGATTAATACTTGATTGGAATGATGATTTAATGAATAGAGGATTTGTTTTCAATAATCCTAAAGCAAAATCTAGTTGTGGATGCAAGACCTCTTTTATGATAGACAGAGGAGATGAAACCCAAAACTCACCGAGTTGGATGTAATGTACGAAATACAAATCACAGACAAAGCAAAAAATATTTTCTCAGAAGCAACTGAAAAATTTATTAGAGTAAATGCTGATCCAGGAGGTTGTTCTGGATGGAAATGGACTTTAGAATCTACTGATGAATTAAAATTAAGTGATGCGACATTTGAAAATGGAAGAATTATTGTTGATAAAGAATTATTAAATAATGTTATCGGATCCATTACAATTGATTATAAAGATGATAACTTAGTTGAACAGGGATTTATTTTTATATCAAATACAGGACAATGTGGATGCGGAGAATCTTTTACTCCAATTAATACAAATTATAAATTTAGTAAATGATCAATACGACATCAGCCCCACAAGATGCAAGAAGAAATCTAAGATCAAAATTAATATCAATTGAAGAAGATTCTATAAACGAATCTGATGCTGAACAATTGATAGAAATTTGTAAAAAATATCACGAACAAAAAAAAGATAAACCACATAGAGATATGTACGGATTACATGTTTTAGATTATTCTTATAATCATTATTTAAGTGATTATGATCTATCTTTTTGTGAAACACAATTTAATAATATTATTAGAAGAACTAATGAATTAACGAATAGAAAACATTATATAGATCGTGCTATTTTGTCTTATTGGCCTACAGATTCAAGACAGGTTTTTCATTGGGATAATGCAAGACCTAATACCGATTATACTTCTGTTACATTTTTAAATGATAATTATATAGGGGGTAAACAAATTGTTTTAGAAGATGGTAATGTGATGATACAATGTACTCCTAAATTGGGAAGAACAATAAGATTGGATGGTAAAAATTATGCTCATTCTGTAACTCCGATTGAAATGGGAGCAAGATATACTATGACAATTTGGTATACATTACAATCAGCATTTTCAATATATAATATAGATGATCCTCCCAGGAGGAATAACACTTAGCAAGAAAGGAGTAAAAATAATCGTGTCATAAATTGTTAACCCTTAACCTTATCGATGGATGTGCATGGCAAGAAAAAAACGAAATCTCCACTTGAATAATTATATTGATGATTCATATAACACCCCCCTAAAAGTATACAAAAATATAGACAAAATAACGAAGTTGCACAATTTCAAATTAAAAGAAATAGAGGCTAAAACACATAATCAGTCTAGAACTTTTGATGCTTACTACAAAGACAAAAACCTTCTATTACATGGATCTGCAGGAACAGGAAAAACATTTATTTCAATGTATTTGTCCTTATTTTCTGTACTAGGTAAATCAAGATATAATGATGTTGCAGTTGTTAGAAGTGTGGTTCCTACTAGGGAAGTGGGACATTTACCAGGCGATCTGGATAAAAAAATAGAAATTTACGAACTTCCTTATAAACAGATTGTTACTGTTTTATTGGGAAGAGGTGATGCTTATGAAATATTAAAAAAGAAAAGAAAACTTCAATTTTTATCTACTTCTTTTATAAGAGGAATTACATTTGAAAATTCCATTATTATAGTAGATGAAATACAAAATTTGTCTTTTCATGAGTTAGATACTATTATGACTAGAGTTGGAGATAATTGTAAAATTATATTTTGCGGCGATTTTAAACAATCTGATTTAAAATCCATGCATGAAAAACAAGGTCTTCATAATTTTATGGAGATTTTAAGTGGAATGAAGAATTTTGAACGTATCAATTTCAAACAAGAAGATATTGTACGTTCAGAGTTGGTGAAGGACTATATAATTACTAAGGAAAATCTTAATTTTCTATAAACATAAATATAGAGGTGGGATTGTTTCCCACCTCTATTGGAGAAAAAAATGTGTAATAATCCAGAATGCGAATGCAAAAATTGCACTTGTGACCCTTGTGAATGCACCAAGGATAATCCATGTGGTTGTGATGACGAACAAGTTGCACCAGTCTAAAGGAAAAAAATGTTAGATGTAAACAAGATTTATGAGAATTTGACAGATGACGAAAAGGAGGAATTAAGGAAATTACTTCTTTCTGATGTTGAAGAAAAGAATGATGAAATTTCAGAAGAACCTAAGCAGGACGAACAGGAGTTTGCGAATGCTGAGGTTTTAGAAGTTAAAGCAGAAGATGTTAAGGAAGAAGTTGTTGTTGAAGACGAACAGGTAGCGGTTGCACCACCTGAAGAAAATGTCTTTGATGCTAATCCACCTGCTCAAGATGCTCCAGGAGAAACAACTGTAGCAGAAAAACAAGACTATCTGGTTAAATTCGGATATGATCCTACAAATGTCAAGTATATGAATACTGATATTTTAGATCAAGCCTATGATAGTGCCACTAAGATACGTGCCGCTGAAGCAGGAGATCAATCCAGTAATTAAGTGATCATTAAACATAATGGAGAATAATGCAGGAGAAAGTAGTGCAGTCTATTGAAACTAGAAAAAAGATGAACTTCGGTGCGAGGTTTATTATAACAATGAGTATTGTTATGACTTTTCTGTTTTTAATTTGGTTGTTATTTTTTATAGAATTGCCGCAGGCCTCAAGGGACCTCATCAATATCATGGTGGGAGCCTATGTGGCGGTATTGGCCAAAACAACTGATTATTGGTTTAAAGAAAAAGACGATCCAGAACACAAAGAAACTTCAGAAGCATTGAAGCCTGATGGAGATGGAAGTAGTCAATATGGCGGTTGAAAAATCGTTAATGACCACTGAAGGATGGACTCTAAGTAACGCATATTATAAAATTCATGATGTATCGCATTTGACGGATAATACACACCAAGCAAATATTTGGGTTTATATGTCTCAAAATGAGAGGCAAGTGAACCCAGATACCCCCATTAAAAGAAATTTAATGAGTTTTGAAGTAGATCCTTCTGCTTATATTGAAGGAGTTAGTGATGAAGAAAATAAAATTAAACAAGCATATGGGAAACTAAAAAATTTAACAGATAGTTTTCAAAATGATTCAAATGATGTATAGGAGTTATTATGTTACCTTTAGCAGGAATGTTATTTAATGTAGTCTCTGGGTTGGTCATGGATAAAGCACAAAGTTTGGCTAAAGACCACGTTGAGGATATGTTGGATAATTTGCTTCCAGAAGAAGCAAAAGAAGAGTTAGATAAAATTATTGCGGATGATCCCGAGCATCCTTTTGAAAGTGCAAAAGATGCACTTGCAGGAGCCATCGAAGGGAAATTACCTATTGCTACTAAAGATGGAGCCTTTCTAGCCATAGAGAAAACAATCACAATTCGATTTGATCCGAATACAAAAGATATTTCTATTGTCTCATAAATACTTGGATAACGAGTAAAGAAGGAGACACATGGGATATTTAAGGAGTCTATGGGATCGTATTGGTCTCTCAGAACAGAGTACCTGCCTGTGAAGAATACTCACAGGCTAAACAAAAATATATTATGAAAGTCATTGAATACGAAAATACAAAAGTAATAGTTTATTGTAAGAATATTGACAATCATAAACAGGAGTGATATAATGGAGACTTATAATTTTCATGAAATGGCTCTTGAGGAACTTGTAAATCTTAAACAATTTCTTCTTGATTCAAGAAATACAGAAGAACTATCTACTGATAGAGGAAGCACCAATCAGCAGTTATTGCTCGTTGATAAAGCAATAACAGAAAAGCAACAACAACAACTTAATGGATAATAAATTATGTCAAAGAATGTGACTAGAATACGAGTAGTTAATCGGAATAACAATAACTTTAGAACTTTGCAAGTATTTAAAAACAAAGTTAATGAAGAAGGGATTTTACAAGATTTAAAGAAAAAAGAATATTATGTAAAACCCTCAGTTGCTAAAGTCTTGAAAAGAGAAAATGCCGAACGACAACGAGCAAAAGACTTTAACAAAGAAATAAAAAACATATTAAAAAATCAAGATGACATCTTTTTTTAAGGTCATTTAGACTAAATACAAGAGCATACGACCCTATTCATTGATGATCTGGGCACTCAAACATAGGTAGGAGAGCAATGGACGATATGTTTAACATGTCTGAATTAATAATGATGGGATTAGTTTTATTTTCATCATTTTTTATATTTTTATTCAATTATCGCACAGATAATAAAGACAAGTACAATAATAAGTGGTTAATTCTATTAGACCTTTTCATTAACATGGGAATGTCAATAACGGGTTATATGCTAATAACAGTTGTGTTTAAAAATGTACCTCAACTTGCGGCTTATGAAAGTTACAGGTATCCTATTGGATATCTTTTTGGATTGACATCAAACGTGAGCATACCAATTGTTCTTAAATGGTTTCAACAACAAATAACTAAAAAATTAAACGAAGCAAGCAAAAAAAGTTAAATGAGGTAAATAATGGCTGAACAAAAAAAAGCAACGAAGAAAGAGGCAGATGAAAAAGTAGAGGTTATGGAACTGGAGCCAGTCAAACAGATCGAAATAGAAACGAAGGATCTGGTTGTATCTAGTAAATTGCACATATACATTGTTATGGCTTTATTAGCATATTTAATTTTCATGGTTATTCCAGACATAAATGAAAAAGTCACATGGATGGAAAAAGACCTCAATTCAGTATTAGTTCAGTCAGAAAGATTTAAAAAGGGTACAAGAGTTTTTGCAAAAGACAATCAATGTGCATCTTGTCACTTGAGTCCCGATTATTTACTCCACAACCTACTCACCAAATATCCTAGTTTTTCTGATATTAAATCATACATGTTAGTAGGTCATCAACGATATTATACTATGACAACTCCCATACCCGATGAAGAATTATTAGAGATTTATCGGGCCCTCCAATGAAACATAAATTATTCTTTGCTATTGTAACTATGTTTTGGATTATGGCGTTATCTGTTGCTGATGGGCAACAGAAGAAGATGATGGACCATGATCATAGTAAGATGACTACAGAAGAAAAAGAAGCAGTAAAGAAAATGTGGAAAGATGATGAAAACAAACCTAAACCAGAATATCTTCCCACATATGGTTCTACATTTAAAAGAGTGAAAGAAAGAGGATTTCTTATATGTGGAACGAAAGATGATTTTCCTGGATTTTCTCAAGAAATTTGGGACGAAGAAACTGGTGAAACGTGGATAGGTTTTGATGTAGAAATTTGTAAAGCAGTGGCATCCGCAGTATTTGGTGATTCTGATTCAATAGAATATACAGTAGTAGATGGTAAGACAAGATTTTCCTATCTCATCGATGGATCAATCGATATGCTTTCTGCCGCAACAACTTATACATTTACAAGAAATGTTTCAAAAAAATTAGAGTTTCTTCCAACTACATTTTACGATGGTCAAGGGTTTATGGTAAGAAAAACTCTTGGTGTGTCTTCAGCAAAACAAATGTATGGTGCAAGAATATGTTTTAGTTCAACAGGAACTGCCGCAAAAAATATAAAAGATTTTTTTAAACAACATTTTATTACATATGTTCCTGTAGAAGTTGGAACAGGAAGTAGACCGAAAGATTTATACATAGAAGGTAAATGTGATATGTATGGAACAGATCGATCTGGTCTTGCTTCAAATAGATTGGGGTTTAAAGACCCAGAATGGCACATCATTCTTCCAGAAATAATATCGAAAGAACCACTTGGTCCAGTTGTAAAGTATGGAGATCAACAATGGTCGGACATTGTTCGTTGGACAGTATTTGTACTTTTTATTGCTGAAGAATTGGGCATAAATTCTGTTAATGTTGAAAGATTTGTAAATAATAGAGATCCAAAAATACAAAGATTTATGGGGGAATTAAATGGAAAGGACCACCCTCATCTTGGATCTAAACTCGGGCTGGATGCATCCTGGTCTTTGAATATAATTAAAAATGTTGGAAATTATAAAGAAATATATGAGAGAAATGTAGGAGTAAATACTCCACTTGGATTGAAACGTGGTTTGAATAAATTATATAGAGATGGAGGATTACTGTACGCCCCACCATTAAAGTAGGTCGGTGTGGAAGAGGAAGAAAAAAATCATTTTTCGAAAGTACCTGAAGATCGAACGGCAGTAGACAATATTCTTAGAATCAACCACGGTAATCAGATGAGATTAGGTCTGATGGCTGATGCTAAAGCAAATATTATGATTACTGTTGCATCTATTGTATTTTCTGTAACGATTGCAAATCTAGACAATGCCTTAATGAAATGGCCACTATTAACATTTGCATTTGGGTGTTTTCTTTCTTTACTTTTTGCAATATTTGCAATTATACCAAAAACAGATTATCCAAAGATTAAAGGAACACATGAAATAGATCGCAATTCGCCATTTTTTAATCCTTTATTTTTTGGGCACTTTGCACAACTTCCAGTAGACGAATACAAAGCAGATTATGCAGAAAAATTGATGACTGATGATTCTGTATATGATGCATTAGCAGGAGACATATATGGACAAGGAAAAGTTCTTGCTCTTAAAAAATATAAGTATCTTAAATGGTCTTACATGAGTTTTCTTTTAGGAATGTGTGGTGCGATTGCAGTTTTTATATTACAAGGTCCTTTAGGTCTTTATGCTCTTAAAGGGTTAGTGTATACAAAAGATATAATATTAGGAGAACTGGCTTTTACGCTGGATGGAATGAGAGAACTGGCATGTCAAATGTCGGCCATATGTAGAAACGGTGGTATATAAATACTTGAATTAGACAATTATTGAAGGAGTGATATGACAAACTTATTTGTTCCTCAAGTGACATTTAAAAATAGAGTAGATGATACTTGGGTGAATGTGACAACTGATGAGTATTTTAAAGGAAAGAAAGTAGTTGTTTTTAGTCTTCCTGGTGCTTTCACACCTATATGAAGCACTCAGCAAGTCCCTCAGTTTGAGTGGGCATACGAAGAGTTTCAGTCAGAAGGAGTTGACGAAGTTTACTGTTTGTCTGTCAATGATGCATTTGTGATGAATGAATGGAAGCAATCATTGAGCATTGACAATGTGAAATTCATACCAGATGGAAATGGTGAATTCACAAGAAAAATGGGATATCTTGTAGAGAAGAAACCTCAGGGTTTTGGAGAAAGATCCTGGAGATATTCTATGTATGTTGAAGATGGAGAGATATTACAAATATTCGAAGAACCTGGATTTGAAGATAATGTACAGGTTGATCCTTATGTAGTATCTGGTCCAGAAACTATGTTAGAGTATTTAAGGAAATAATTTATGAATAAATTATGGTATA